AGCGGCATGAGCTTGATTTCAGTGAGCTGACCACTGATGAAAGAAGCGCGCTTATCCGTGCGATGAACCATTTTCGTGCAGTTGTGAGCTTATTTCCCAAGAGAATGACTCTGCCCAACTAATCACCCTTTTTAAATAAATGACGTCAACCCGTCGGGCATCGCTTTGCCCTAATACAGGAAATCGAGAATGAAAAATTATTCAGAAGAAGTGAAAGTTGAAGGTTACGATCTACCGTTAAATACGATGCTAAACGATGCCCGAATGGAAGAGCGTCGTGCCCGTGCCGAAGTAATGGTTTCCCGCCTGATTGTACTTGCCTGGAAAATCCGTAGTGGTGAATTACATCATACGGAAGCTGCTGAACTCCTAACTCAAGAGGCCGAAAAGTATCAAAATCAGGCGCAGGAGCTGCACTGATGGCCGACTCTATGGATCTGGTACAGCTGCGCACTGACGAAATGCTGGCACGTAATATCGCCCAAGTGATTTATCGCCCGGTAACGGTCAGCGCTTCTTTTTGTGAAGACTGCGACGCACCAATCCCCGAAGCGCGCCGCCGCGCCGTCCAGGGCGTTACCCGCTGCGTGACCTGTCAGGAAATGGACGAGCTGCAAAGCAGATACCGTCAGGTCAGCGCGCAATGATGCAGGAATACGCTTACCCGTGGAACGCTCCACGGGAAGCAATTGCCAGCCCTTATCGCACCTATGAAGAGGAGCACAGCCGCAGTCGAATGATTGCGGCTTTGTCGCATGCGCAGGATTTACTGGAGAAGCAGCCGACGCTCGTACAGCTCGACGTCAAGCGCCGCACCAGTGAGCTGGAAAAAACTCACGGTACAGCCCGTGCCAATGCGTACTTAACGAAAACATTCGTTGAGCGCACAGTGCCACGCGTTGAAAGCGTCAGCTCGCAGTATCGCCTCGGAGAAATGAGCGCCGGCACCTTTACGCTGCTTACCGGTAACGCCTCTGATAAAACCGGGGCCGCCGGTGCGGCGGGTACGCTGTGGGAGCTGATGAACCGCTTTAACCGCCTTCCGGATCTGGCCCGTGCCGACGTGGATTTACTGGCCGGGGATATCGCCAGCTTTATCCTGGCGGAAATGGTGCAGGCGCACGGCCAGTCTGAGAATGAATCAGACTATAAATACACGCACCGGATTTACATGACGGCAGCGGCTATCACCCGCGAACTGAAGCAGATCCCGCCACTGTGGGAAAAAGTTACCTCGCGTATTTTCTGCCCGGAAGACGTGACGCCTGCGATTATGCGTATGCAGACCGAAAAATGGTGGAAAGGACGCCTGCGCCGCGTGGCTGCCTCATGGCGCGAGCACCTGCAAATAGCGCTCGCAAACGTCAGTAAAAAACATACCCCTTACGCCAGCACCATGACTGTAAACGAGTGGCGCGAGCAAAAGCGTCGCACACGTGAATTCCTCAAGGGCATGGAGCTGGAAGACGAGGAAGGCAACCGCATCAGCCTGATTGAAAAATACGATGGCAGCGTGGCGAACCCGGCGATTCGTCGCTGCGAGCTGATGACCCGCATCCGTGGCTTTGAAAATATCTGCACCGATATGGGCTTTGTCGGCGATTTCTATACGCTGACCGCGCCCGCCCGCTATCACGCCACAATCAAGACCGGCTATCGCAACCGCAAATGGAGCGGTGCCAGCCCGGCGGAAACGCAGCGCTATCTCTGCAACGTCTGGCAGAAAGTCCGCGCCAAACTGCACCGGGAAGAGATCCGCATTTTCGGCATTCGCGTGGCCGAGCCGCATCATGACGGTACGCCACACTGGCATATGCTGATGTTTATGCGCCCGGAAGACGTGCAGCGCGTGCGTCAGGTGATCCGCTATTATGCGTATCAGCAGGACAGCTACGAACTAACTACGGACAAAGCCAGAAAGGCCCGCTTTCATGCTGAGGCTATCGATCCGGAGAAAGGCAGCGCGACCGGCTATGTGGCTAAGTACATTTCCAAAAACATCGACGGCTACGCGCTCGACGGCGAGCTGGACGACGAAAGCGGCAAAGAGCTGAAGGAAACCGCGCCCGCCGTGTCTGCCTGGGCGGCGCGCTGGCACATCCGCCAGTTCCAGTTTGTCGGCGGTGCGCCGGTAACGGTTTATCGTGAGCTGCGCCGCATGGCCGACAGCGAAACGGCTCAGGGTTTAAGCGTTGAGTTTGCCGCCGCGCATGATGCTGCAGACGCGGGCGACTGGGCGGAATACGTCAATGCCCAGGGCGGCCCGTTCGTAAAGCGTGACGATCTGGCCGTGCGCACATGGTATCAGGCAAGCGAAGACTGCAACGAGTACGGCGAGGAAACCGTGCGCATTAAAGGCGTTTACGCCACTTCAGTTGGTGAAGATACCCCGATTTTAACCCGCCTCGCACAATGGAAGATTGTGCCGAAACGCGCCGTTGACCTGGCCGTTGATTTTAAGGACGCGTCCGCGTCCTCTCGGAGTTCTGTCAATAACTGTACGGAAGGTTTGAGATCCGAAGATTCGAAACGGACGGAAAGTATTGGTGATCGTGACCTTTCAGCACTGAGCCGTAAGGAACGGCGGCGGATGTTAGCCAAGGTAAGGGCTGATATACCGGAAAAAAGGCATCTTCGGCTGTGCCGGTCTGACAAAACAGAGGCAGCATGCGACAACGTGATCGGTCAGATACGCGATATCACTCGCGAAACCATCAGCCGGGCGGTCGCCACGCGCCTTATCAGCGGTACAGAAACCAAAATCAACGGGCAATGGTTCCGCAGCTCTGCCGGGGGGGAGCTTTTTAGGCCGAAAAAGCGTATTGATGCTGAAAGCCTGTTAAGCAGATTCAACCGCCTAACAGATAAGGGCAGGGCAAAGAATGCGCTGGAGTAGATGTAAACATTGATGCCGAGATTATCCGGCACCAAAGGTAGAAGCGGCTGGCTCGTCTAATGGATGAAAAGCCATTTTAATCAGTAAGATAAAAATTGATATTTGGCATGAGAATTTTCTTACGCTACGATTTGAGGTTGTGGTACTGTATAAAAACACAGTAAAGATGGGGGGAATGTGGATAACGAGTTGCAAGAGCGTGTAACGCTTGAACGTGTAGAATTTATAGCCAGGCTGACAACGGAAGGGATGTGTAAAGAGCGGGACAGAGAAATCGCGCTAAACCTGATCGCCGAGATAGCAGCCAACAACACGCTTTCAGATGGAAATTTTTCGGTCGCATTTTCGACCGTGCCTTGTCAAAAATAATCTCAGGTGACTGTCAGCAAAACGGGTAAGCAGCCATGCATGCATCAGGTGCATGGTTTTGCATGCTCCGATCTCTTCTGAGGATCCCGTTGAAGGCCAGAGCTGGCGCGAATCCGGCTGGGTCATGCAACTGCATTAAAAGTGATGCACAAAGCGGGCAGGCGTGGCGGGGATAGCATTGCGCGCGGAGGGGGTAAACATGTATGCGCTGTTTTTCTCAGCAGCATATCGACAGTCACAATTGTATACAGCGAAAACGGGCCAGCAGAACGAAATAGCTCTCCTAAAATGAATCTAAGGATGTTTGCTAGGCAGTGCCTTTTCGAGAACTTTATGGGATGATGAGCGAATGAATACAGGAGAAACTGAGTGAACATAATACCAATCCGGCGCGAGACCGAATGGACCTCTTTGGAATTTTTTGCTGGTATAGGTCTGGCCAGAGCTGGGATGGAGCTAGCAGGGATCAAAACTGTGTGGGCAAATGACTATGACCTGAATAAAAAGTCGATGTATGAAGGGCATTGGAAATCTCACGAGCTTTTGCTAGCGGACATTCACTCCCTTAAAAGCGAAGATTTACCTGCCGCTGATGTAGCATGGGCCTCTTCTCCTTGTACAGATTTAAGTCTTGCTGGCAAACGAGTCGGCTTGAGGGGAGGGCGCGAATCTTCAGCTTTTTTTGGGTTTACAGACTTAATTGCGGGTATGAATGAACGTAAGCCTGAAGTGATTGTACTTGAAAACGTCATTGGTCTCGCCTCATCACATAATAGAGAAGACCTAAGGACTGCAGCGAAAGAGTTCAACGCATTAGGTTATGCAGTTGACGCTATTACTCTAGACGCCCGGCGTTTTGTTCCTCAGTCTCGGCCTCGACTTTTCCTTATTGGGGCAAAATCTCCTATTGATGGTGGTGAACAGGATACATGCCTGAGACCTGACTGGCTTTCATGGCTTCATAAAGATCCGGAAGTCCGTAGTTTCATGATGCCACTGCCTAAAGCTCCGGACTTACTGAGCCATGGGCTGACACTCGAAATCGAAAAAATTTCTGATGATGATGCGCGTTGGTGGGCTGATGAAAAAGTCGCCTACTTCAAAGATTCTATGGCACCTGTCCAACGTGAAAGATTAGAGCATTTTGTTGACCTTCCCAGCATAACTGCCCGAACAGCATATCGTCGGACACGTAATGGAATCCCTGTATGGGAAATGAGAGCTGAAGATATTGCCGGCTGCCTCCGTACTGCCCGTGGCGGTTCTTCAAAGCAAGCAGTTGTAATAATGGGCCAAGGTATGCTTAAAGTCCGGTGGATGACGGGGCTTGAGTATGCACGTCTAATGGGGGCAGGCTGGTATACACTTGATAATTTACGTGATTCGCATATTCAATACGGTTTCGGGGATGCTGTTGCTGTGCCGGTTGTCGGGTGGGTAGCCAAGCACATGATTATCCCTCATCTTAAAGCGGCAGAAAAAACACAGGGAATAAAAGTGAATGTGTAATCTTAGCTATACTGAAGCATATTTGAAGGCGGCAAAAAAATGGTATGAAAGTGAGCGAGCTAAAAATGGCTCAATGAATACTAATGTCATGAATGCGGGATTAATTGTATCCCGCATGATGGCTGACGGTATTCCCATCAGTGACGACCGGTTATATAGTGATGGAAAGAGTCAGGTGCGGGGCCTCAGCGGATCTACCATTTCAAAGATCTTGGAATTACATGGTGAAACCAGGCTTTTTACACGAGAGGGGGGCCGGACATCCAGAGGCACAATCTATCTTGCAGCCGCATTCCGAGACGTATTAAACAGCACTCAAGTTTATGGGAGCGAGCCTGTTAATACTTCTGATATTTCATTTCAGCTTGAAGCTTTTTTCACGAAATGCGTACGGATCGATTATTTTGATAAACAAAGAATAGCTGTTGATATTGACCACACTAAACCTATCTCAGCTGTGGTCAATGATATACTTAAAGCTGCAGCGGAACGTTCTGACAAACCGACAGGCGCAGTTTTACAGCATCTTATTGGTGCTAAATTACAGTTACGTTTTCCAGACGAAAAGATTGGCATGGACAGGGCAAATGCGGCCGATTTACATACTGACCGTGAGGGCGATTTTCAAGTAGGTACGACTGCTTTCCATGTTACTACAGCCCCTATGGAAAAATTAATTTCCCGATGTATAGAAAATAAAAGAGCAGGTTACAGGCCGATTATACTTACTCTTGAAAGTAAGGTCCTCGCTGCACGTCAAATGGCTGATAACGTGAGCATGTCTGAACAGATTTCAGTTCTGGCAGCAGAAACCTTTATTGGTAATAATATTGAGGAAATCTCAATTTACGATGGGGATAAAATTCGTGAAGGCTTGGCTAGATTGATTCGGACGTATAATAAGCGCATAGAAAATATTGAGGTTGATAAGTCCTTGATGATTGAGGAGCCGCGGTGGATCGTCCATATTTTGCAGGATTACATATAAAAATAGTAAGCTAATCCCTCTTCTTAAAAGAGGTGTTAACAATGTGCACTTATTTTTCGATTGAAAAAAAGCAGTCCAAAAACATAAATTATATTATCTGTAGATTTTTATCTATCTGATAGAACTACGCTAATGTCACACTAATTGCTTGAACTAAGTCTCATTAGTCATTATGCTGATATGTATTAATGGCTTTTTTTAACATGACAGCTATTTTTGATTGCTAGGCTACATATGCGATTCCTGCTCGTAGCTGTCAGATGGTACTGTTACAGGTATACATTATGCTAAAAACGGGTATTTATCACAGTAGTAATTTACGAATAGTTAGAAGATAACAGGTTATGTCTGCAGTATTTGTTAAAATGGCCCACGTAATTTACTTCTTTTTTCCTATTTTGTTGTAATTTTATAATAAAATAAGATTATTATACTTAGCTTAAAGAAGTTGGTTATTCACTATATTGATTGTAGGGGGAGGTGATTTAAATAATGGATATACAGGATTATTTTACGCAATTAAATACTGAATCTCAAACAGTATTTAACCAATCAATCTTACAAAAAGATAAGCTTGGTAAGCTACACCACTTATCTTCTTGTGTCTATGAGTTTTCAGGATTTATACATGACCCGCAAGAAAAAATAATTCTTGAAACAGTCAGTACCCAGTTAGAATTATCCAATTATAATTTGATATTAGGATTATATCGACAAGCCTTTTCATCACTGAGACTTGCTCTTGAAATGGGTTTGGCTGCTATATATTTCTCAGCTAGTAAGTTGGAGTTGCACGAATGGCTTGATGGTCGAATGGATATTAAATGGTCGAAGCTAATAGATGAAGACAATGGAGTATTATCTAAGCGATTTTCTAAAGCCTTTTATAGTGACTTGGTTGATGAGGTTGAAAGCTATCGATCAAAAGCTATAATTGTTTATAGAAAACTTTCTGAATATGTACATGGAAATAATGAGACATGGATAGATGGTGGTATTAAGCTAGTATACAAAGAAGATTTTTTTGACCGTTATTGTGACTTTTATAGGATTGTATCCGAAACCATTTTATTTTCTGCTGTATGCAGATATGCTAAATCATTCGATGAATCAGAACGAGAATCGTTACAATTTTTACCAGAAGAATTTAGCCATATATCTAAAATTAGAGAATTATTCGGAAGAGCATAGGAGGAAAAATGAGTGAGTTTTATCTCAGAACAGAAAGTATAAAACAGTCAGATATTTTATCTCTATCGGTTGTTAATGCTGCTGACAGAGGGATTCTGGACATATTAAAGTCAAATGAACCATGTCTTTTGGAAGGATCTCGGGGAACAGGTAAATCATTCCTAATGCGGGTAGCTGAACTGGAACTAGAGGCTGACGATAATTCATGTGTTACGGTATTCGTCCCATTTAATATGAGTTCCCTAATATCTACTGAAGACGATCTCCAATTTTACCATTGGATGATGGCAAAAACGTTAAAATATTTACTTAATAAGCTTAGAAAGAAGGGCTTTATTGTCTCAAGCCTCACTGCGAATCTTTTGAGCAATGATATAAATAATACTGATGATCGAGTTGACTCCAGTTTAAAAGAGATAGTTAACCTTTTTGAAGATTCTTACAAAGGGAAAACATCGGTTAATATCTCAGCATTACCTGATATCGAGGATGTTAAAGAAGCAATACAAACCATATGTGAGGAAAATAATCTTGACAGAATAATTTTCTTCTTCGATGAGGCTGCACACGTTTTCAGACCTGAGCAGCAGCGCCAGTTCTTTAGTTTATTCAAAGACCTACGTTCACCATATATCACATGTAATGCGGCTATTTATCCCGGCGTAACACATTTTGGGGACTCTTTTGAACCTATTCACGATTGCGTTTATAAGAGACTTGAAAGAAGTATTTCTGATCCAGACTATCTTCAGTATTTTAAAGATATAGTATTCAAGCAATCTGATGAAAATCTAAGGAATGATATTGAAAGACAAAGAGAGTTATTCAATACATTGGCTCTCGCTTCTGGTGGAAATCCAAGGATGTTATTGAGAACGATACAGGATCTTCCCAGATTAAACGCTAGTGGCGTAAATGTTATAATGAAATCATTTTATCGCAGTCAAATATGGTCTGAGCATACTGACTTAGGCGAGAAATATAGAGGGCATCGAGCAGTAATTGATTGGGGGAGGGATTTTTTGGAAAAATCAGTCATTCCTCGGGTTGAAGAATATAATAACTCTAGGAAAGAAAAAGGTACAGATGAATCGACTATATACTTTTGGATTCATAAAGATGCCCCTGAATCGGTTAAAGAGGCATTGAGACTTCTGACATACACAGGGATTATTAGGAAAGTAGACAGCTCGGTAAGAGCAACGAGGTCTGAACTCGGTGTAAGATATGAGATAAAGTATGGATGTATGCTCTCGTTAGAAAGCAATCCTCAGGCTGAATCTAAAGAATTTTATAAAAACTTATCAATTAAAAAATTCCCTGAGTTTGGTAAAAATCATATAGCATACGCGGGGAGCGAAAAGCTTCTCAAAAGAGATGAATTACAATATGAAGAGTCTTTAAGGTCATTGTTACAAAGACCGATAGACGTATTGGTGGCGCTCACTCCATGGCAGAAGAATAAATTAAAATCTGTTGAAATAAAGACAATAGAAAACTTACATAATTATACTGAGGAAAGTCTAATTGAAAAGATATATGGTGTAGGCCCCGCTAGAGCTAGGGTTATGAAAAATGCAGCCGCAGCTGAACTCTTGGAATATATATCTGGATAATTTTCACAGTGATAAGAACTGCATGGTGAAAATGTGCAGTTCCTTGAGTTAGCTAAGGCCAGCATCCCCCTCTAACCGTTAATCGGCTGTGAAATTTAAATATGGCCTGATACCTGAATCTATTAGGCCATTTTTTTATTTAAAGCATACGATACTCAGTTTATTACATCACTTAATAGCGAATAATTTCGAAACGCGATCACCTCTTCACCCATCCACTCATTTACTTCCTTCATCCTCTCCTGCAGCGGCGTCAGCTCGTTCCTGACAAACACCTGCGATGCCTTCACCGCATCCCCGAACCCGCCGGAGTTGTCCGGGATAATCCCCATCATCTGCGGCGGCACGCGGTGCGCGCTTAACAGGTCGTCGCGGCTGGCTTTTTTAATGTTAAAGAAATCATCTTTCGTTGCCACCTCGCTGAGCGGCAGGATTTTAATCCCGTCAGGCTTGCCGTTCGGCGCATACATAAACAGGTTACGGAAGTTGCCCAGGCCTTTCGTGTCGCGCATTGCCTGCCGCATCCGATCCACATCGCTGGAACTCTGCGCCGCATCGGTCATATACAGGATGTAACCTGCATGTGCGCCGTTCTGGTAATACTTGCGGCGGAACAGCGTGGCCGCCTCGTTGAGCCAGGCGGAGTTAAGCGCGCTGAGGTATTCCGGCAGGCCGTAAAGCTCTTGATTAATGTCCGGTTCGATCAGATGAAACACGCTGCCGGCTGCAAACTGGTGCGGCTCTTTCCAGTCGTTCACAAACCAGTATTCACCCTCTTTAAAGCCCTTACGCGTAAACTTTGCCGGGGTGGTTTCCAGCCTGAACGGCTTGCCGAGGCTGTTGCGCCGCAGCTCGGCAAAGGCATTCCCGAACACTAGATAATCCAGCGCAAACTTGCTGAACTCCTGCTGGCTTAACATCGGATGCGGGATAAAGGTTGAGGCCAGAATGTTGCGCTTAACGTAAATCGGCGAGCTGTGATGCACCGCCGAACGCAGGCTCTTCGCCAGCCCGTGAAAGCTGACCGGCGGCTCGTACCAGCGCCCGTTTCCGATGCATTCGGCGTAATCCAGAATATCCCGCTTATCCATTACCGGCGTCGGTTCGCCAAAGGTAAACGCTTCAACCTGCTGCGGTGCCGTTGGTGCTGCTTTGAATGCCTTACGGCTGCGTTTGTTCATCAGTAAAATTCCAGAATTGAAGGGTTAGCGCCGCCGCTGGCAGCGGTAAGCGGTTCGTTTAACAGCGCGTGCATGATTGCCCACGCGACGTCGGCGAGGCTGGCGTCCTCGCTGCGGCTCGCCTCGTAGGTTGAGCGGTTGCCGCTGGCGGTCATGGTCTTGCGGATCGCCATAAAGGATTGCGTGATATCGGTGCTGCCCGCGTCGTACTCCAGGCGGCCGCTGCCGATGGTGTCTTTGGCCTTCAGCACCATGCCGGTTTTGACTTCCGGCGAGTAGCGGATCTCGCGGGCCGCCGGGTAAAACTGGCGGACGAGCTGAAAAACGCCCTGGCCGATGCCGGTGGCGTCCACGCCGATATATTCCACGGTGTATTTTTTGGTTAAGTCCTCAATGGATTTTGCCTGCGCGGCAAAGTCCATGCCGCGCCACTGGTGATGTTCCAGCACGCGAAACTTGCCGCCCGCAACCAGCGGCGGCGCAATCACGGCACAGCCCGCGCTGTCGCCGGTGTGCGACGGGTCATAGCCAATCCATACCGGGCGGTAATCGAACGGGCGCAGTGCGTAAGGGTTAAAGTCCGTCCATTCTTCCAGGCTGTCGATCATGCAGGTCTGCAGCTCGGCAAACGGGAACACGCTGGCCTCGTCGTCCACAAACTCACACATCAGCAGGTTCTGATATTCCGAGGGGCTGTATTCAAGCGACAGCTGGTCCAGGTCAAACAGGTTACAGCCGCCGGTCAGCGCATCCTCAACGGTGACAATCTGCCGCCACTGTCCGTCGCCGCACAGCGCGCCTTTTGCCAGATGCGAGTGCGATAAATCCAGCTCGATGCGGTCGTCCTTGCTGCGGCGGCCCTTGTTAAACAGCTCGCCCGACCAGAACGGATAGGCGCTGTGCGACAGGCTCGACGGCGTGGAAAAGTACGTCGTGCGCCACTTCTTATGCAGCGACATGCCGCTGGCGACCTTGCGCAGCTCCTGAAACTTCGGTATCCAGAAATATTCATCCAGATAGAGGTTGCCGGTATAGCTCTGCGCGGTGCGCACGTTCGTCCCCAGGAAAATCAGGCGCGCGCCGTTCGGCAGCACAATCGGATCGCCCTTCAGGTCAACGTCAACCTGCCGGGCAAAGTCGATGATGTAGTTTTTGAAAACGTGCGCCTGCGCCTTGCTGGCCGACAGAAAAATCTGGTTGCGACCGGTGGTCAGCGCATCAATCAGCGCCTCGCGGGCAAAGTAAAACGTCGCGCCGATCTGGCGAGACTTCAGAATGTTGCGGATGCGGTGAGCCAGCCCGGCCCGGTGCCAGTTAAGCTGATATTCAAAGCAGTTATCCATAAACAGGCCGGTAAGCTTGCTGGTCTGCTCGTCGCTGAAGACGTTTTTAATTACCGGCTGGCGCTCGCCCTTGTTGCGGTTGCGTACGTTCGGATTAAGGTCGGCCTCGTTGCCCGAACTGCGGTAACGCTCGACGCGGGCCAGCCGTTCAATCTGACGACCCAGCGCGTCTATCTCCTTGTAATCCCCGTTGCCTTTTACCTCTTTCATGATGAGCTGAATTAACCGCGCCTCCATGCTGGCCTCGACGCGACTGATGGGCGCGATATCTTCCCACGCGTCGCGCAGCTTCCAGCTCTGCACGGTCGGTGTTTTCTGGCCGAGCGTCTCCGCAATCTGGCGCACGGAATATCCCTGCCAGTAAAGCAGCGCAGCCTGACGGCGCGGATCGCTGATGGTGGTTTGTATGTTCATGCAGACAAGGCTACCGGGGCGCAAAAAGGCGCGCCCGCTGTCCCTGTTTGCTGGTCGCTGAGCGGGCTGGCTTTCGTTGAGCGGATGGCCCGTGGCGGTGAAACTGGCCCCGACCTGAACGAACCCACAACCGGAGCCTGATTGATGGCAACTAAAGCAAAGCGTTTTCGTATCGCAGTGGAAGGCGCAACCACCGACGGCCGCGGGATTTCCCGCGACTGGATTTCGCAGATGGCGGCGAACTATGACCCGGCGATGTACGGCGCGCGCATCAACATGGAACACATCAAGGGCTACACGCCCGACAGCCCGTTTCGCCGCTATGGCGACGTTACCGCCCTGAGCGCGGAAGAAATCGTGGACGGCCCGCTCAAGGGCAAGCTGGCGCTGTACGGTGAAATCAGCCCGACGCCGGAGCTGGTTGAGCTGACCAAAGCCCGCCAGAAAATTTATACCTCCATCGAGGTCAATCCGAAGTTTGCCGACACCGGCGAGGCGTACCTGATTGGCCTGGCCGTCACCGACGACCCGGCGAGCCTCGGCACCGAAATCCTGAGTTTCAGCGCCACGGCGTCAGCCAATCCGCTGGCGTCCCGCAAGCAGCACAAAGACAACCTGTTTACCGCCGCTGAAGAAACGCTGATCGAGTTTACCGAAGAGGCCGATCCGGTGCCGTCGCTGCTGGCCCGCGTTACCGCGATGTTCTCCGCGAAGAAAAAAGGCGCCGATCTGCAGTTTGCGGACGTCAGCGCGGCCGTGACCGCCGTAGCCGAGCAGGTGCAGCAGAACGGCGAGGCGCAGGCGCAAAACCTGTCGGCGCTGGAAGTCGCTTTAACCGAACGGCTCGACGCGCTGGAGCTGCAGGCCGGGGAAGACCGCACCGCGTTTACCGCGCTGCAGGCACAGCTTGCGAAAACAGACGGCGGCTTTTCCCGTCGCCCGGCTTCGACCGGCGGCGACAGCACCGCCAGCGTGCAGACCGACTGCTGATTCCCGGCGTGCAGATTGGCCGCTGATTAAAACATTTAACTGAATACAGGAGCGCAAATGCGCCAGAACACCCGCTTTAAATTTAACGCTTTCATGACCCGCCTGGCGGAGCTGAACAACGTCGAAACCGGCGACATGAACAAGAAATTCACCGTTGAGCCAGCGGTGACGCAAACGCTGATGAACCGCGTGCAGGAGTCGTCGGACTTCTTAACGCGCATTAACATCGTGCCGGTGTCCGAAATGAAGGGCGAGAAAATCGGGATCGGCGTGTCCGGCTCGATTGCCAGCACCACCGACACGGCGGGCGGCGACGAACGTGAAACCGCCGACTTCTCCGCGCTGGACAGCACCGGCTACGAGTGCGTGCAGGTTAACTACGACTTTCATATCCGCTACAACACGCTTGACCTGTGGGCGCGCTATGAAGATTTTCAGGCCCGCCTGCGTGACGCCATTATCAAGCGCCAGTCGCTCGACCGCATCATGATCGGCTTTAACGGCGTGTCGCGCGCCAAAACCTCCAACCGCGCCAAAAATCCGATGCTGCAGGACGTGGCGGTTGGCTGGCTGCAGAAGTACCGCAACGACGCGCCGGAGCGCGTGATGAACAAAACCACGGCGGAAGACGGCACCGTGACCGACGGCGTGCTGATCGGTAAAGGCCGCACCTACGCCAACCTTGACGCCGTGGTGATGGATGCAACCAACACCCTAATCGAGCCGTGGTATCAGGAAGACCCGGAGCTGGTTGTTGTCTGCGGTCGTCAGCTGCTGGCCGACAAGTATTTCCCGCTGGTTAACCAGGTGCAGGCCAACACCGAGGCGCTGGCGGGCGATCTGATTGTGAGCCAGAAGCGTATCGGCAACCTGCCCGCCGTGCGCGTGCCGTACTTCCCGGCGGACGCGATGCTGATTACCCGCCTGGACAACCTGTCGATTTATTTTCAGGAAGGCACGCACCGCCGCATGATCGACGAGGTGGCGAAGCGCGACCGCATCGAAAACTACGAGTCCATCAACGAGGACTACGTGGTGGAGGATTACGCGGCGGGCTGCCTGATTGAAAAAATCACCCTGTCCGATGCGCCGGTAGCCGCGGCGAAAACTGAAACTGACGCGGCAACGCCGGAGGCATAACGCATGTTAAGCCCTGCCCGACGTCACCTTATGCGCCAGCAGGCGGAAGCGGCCTCGCAGCAGGCCAGCAACCCGCTGCGCCACGCCAACGGCTACGAGCTGATGCTGCTTAAGCTCAACGACGACAAGCGCCGCCTGAAAAAAGTACGCTCGCAGGAGCGCAAGGCCGAACTCAAGCGGCAGATGCTGCCGGAGTATCTGCCCTGGGTGGCGGGCGTGCTGGCCAAAGGCACCGGCGCGCAGGACGCCGTACTGATGACCGTCATGATCTGGCGGCTGGACGCGGGCGACGTGCCTGGCGCGCTGGAAATTGCCCGGTACGCGCTTCAGTACGGATTAGTACCGCCGCCCGGCTTTAAGCGCGACGCGACCGCCTACCTGCTGGCCGAAGAGGTGGCCGACGCGGCGACACGCGCCTGGACGCTGAAAGCGCCGGTTGATACCGGGCCGCTGCTGGCAACGCTTGAGCTGATGAAATCTGCAGACATGCCCGATCAGGTGCGCGCAAAGCTGCACAAAATCACCGGGTACGTGCTGCGCGATGCGGGCAGGGCTTTGGATGCGATGGAACACCTTACACGGGCGCTACAGCTGCACGACGGCTGCGGCGTCAAAAAAGACATTGAGCGG